GGGTCTAAGCCCTGTGAAGCATCAGATACGCCTGTACGTTTAGATTGGACTGTATCCAAGTACTGAAGCATTGGGAAAGCCTGAGCCGCTACGTTTTGTACTGTAAGCTGTGAAACTGCTCCCTGAGATTTTGCACGAATAACACCACCAGCAGTAGATGTAAGCAAGTCGTCAAGGTTTACCTGCCCTTCAACAGCAACTACTCGTGCATTGTTTGTCAGATATAGGTTATCCAACATTTGACGAGTGATAGTCGTTTTGATTAACTGAATGTCTGTAGTTCTGTCAGCAAGTGAATTACCAAAGAACTTGTGCGGAATTGGGATTGGGCAGATTGAATGGAATGGCACATAGTCCACCTCTTCAATCATTTCCTTGCCTTTTTCGTCCTCAAGAATCTCGTTGCCTGCGTAGAACACCTGAACAATAGTGGCAATACCTTTGCCGTCTATATCAGTTTTGACATAGCACTCAAAGACCTCAATCTCTTGCATTGATGGGTCATCAGTCTGCACTTGATAAGGCTGCTCACCTGCTGAGAAACGAGCAACACGTTCAGGCGTGTAAGCAAGGGCATCACCCATTTGCAAACCTTCAACTTGCTTCTTATTAAAGCCCATAGCTACCAATGTGCTACGAGTCAGCATTTGACGATGCGCTACGAATGGGCTGTCAGCAATAGTACGACCCTTCTTGCTAATCAGGAACTCTTCAGGAGGAACGTTCTCAATCGTTACCTTGCCTGATTTCTTTTTCTTTTGAACGACTACGTTATGAGTAGCGCTCATTACTGGCTGACCAAGTTGGTCAACTACAGGCTGTCCCATTGGATCAAATATAGGAAACTCAGTCGTATCTTGCTCGACAATCTCCATGCTCTCATCACTCATCAGCATTGCTAACTCGTCTTCAGACAAGTCAAAGTAACGCTCTTTAATGATGTCTTCTTTGTCTTCCCAATAGGCTTTTACGATGCCGTTCTTCTGTAGCAAAGCATCTTTGAACCAGTCGTGCAGAATGGCTACGCCTTCGTTATCCCGATGGAATACCCAGTTGCAGTAATCAGTAGCTTGCTTGGCAGAAGCCTCATCACGAGGGCCTTGTGGCTCAAATACAACAATCTGATCTGAGCCTGTAAAGATACGAACTAGGCTAGGCAAAGCGCCATCAATGGCCTCGGCTACCTCACCAGTAACGATCTGAGACTTTCCCTCAACCTCATTCCCCAGAGGCTGACGCAAATAATATTCAAGTGCAGTTTTGCGCTGATCGACAGTCTCGCTCTCAATGTAGCCGATCGCGTCGTCCACCTCTGCTTGGATGATTGACTTTAAGTCAACTGTTTTCATAGCCATACCTTATTGAATAGTTGCACTAGCTTGCATAGAGTCTAGTTTCTTCAATGCAAGGTACTTTTTACGAGATTCTGACATTTTACGCTTAGTTTCTTCTGAAGCCTTGTTTCCTTTATGAGCTTCAGATAGATTCTTTCTAGCTTGTTCAGTAAACTTCATGCCAGTTCTAGTGATTCTACTTTTTTCCACAGCTTCTGGCGACATCTTTTTGCCAGTATTACTTTTGGCTATTTTGGCTGAAATAGCAGGGTCTTGCTTTCTACCAACAAGTGATTTGCGTATCTTTTCTTTTGTTTCTTCGCTTCTAGGCTTACCATAAGTCCAATGGTTTTCGCCTTTAACAACTCGTTTCTCAAGAAGTTCTTTACTTTGCTTTTTACCAGTTTGCGCTTCACTCATGCGCTTTCTGGTTTCAACAGAAAACTCTTTGTTGTACTCACCACCAGCCGTTAGGTTGTAGCCATTTTTAAATGTGTCAAATACAACAATCCAATGCCGTTCTCTATCCTCTAAAGAATCAGCATCACATTGCTCAATAACTTGCCATGAAAAAGCATCAATGCCATATTTTTGCATTGCAGCATAGATAGCACTACGCCTATTCTTTGTATTTACCCAAGATTTATGCTGTATCCACCTGCGATGGATGTTTTTAGAAATACCAATATAAGACTTACCGCTACCTATATGGGTAATCTTATAAACTCCGCAAATCTTGTTTTGACTCATCAGTTACCTTTGGAGGCCGTCCCATTCTGGGTTTGTCCGATTTTAACTCTCTAATGGCATTTTCTAACATTTCAATGCGGTTTTCAAGCTCTTTTACTTTGGGAGCAAGATTTACCCCTTGGCGTTCTACATACATAAGTTTTCCTTTATTAAACTATCCAACTTGGCGCTTTGTTAATTGGTTTACTCCATGTAGAGTGACCTTCATCTAGACCAATTGCAAGCATCCTAAACGAGTCCGATCCATGGGATGACCAATCGTGAAGTGGCCTTTCAAAGAATATTTTTCTCTTTTCGTCATAGTGCCTACGATAGTTCCTTAAACAATTCAGACCTATTTGTACGCTTGGAACATTAAACCAGCATCTAGGAAGAATCCTTCTAACGGCTTGGATGCCATCATCAATGCTCATCATTGGAGCAATCTTGATTTGTAGTCCTGCCTCTTCCAACATTTCAAGCCTACTTTTGCCTGTTCCTAGTTCTCGGACTCGCACATCGTGAGGAAGTATGTGTTCAGCCTTTTCATAGTTGTTATCACGCAACCATTTAACATAAGCGTCTAGTCCTACGCCATGATTCTCGTAATAGTCGATCAATCTGATCTCTGTGCCTACTAATTGAGCAACCCAGATAGATGTTGAGTCACCCATACCCAAATCCCAAGCGGTAAAAGTTCTACTGAGTTCCTCGTGCGGAATCTCTTGCATGTGCTTCTTGTCTTCTAGCTCGTTGAGGATTTGCCCATAGTAAGAACCCTCTACAGCAGCGTCAAAGCTACATTCAAACTCTTGGCGGTACTTATCCTCACCCATTTCGTTACGAGCAGCCTTGAGTTCTGTCTCGTCAACTACCCTTGTCTCAGAGGCTTTGAACTCTAGCAAACCCCATCCATCCTCTTTTTCAGCCCTGTCTCGCAGTTCTTTGAAGTGGTTATGACCTTTGGGTGTGCCAATGAATAAGCACCAACCTTTGCGATCAGCTAGTGCAGGGCGAACAATGTCAGTCCATATCTTTGGGTTTTGATCGCCAATCTCGTCTAGGATGACCCCATCGAAATATTGACCACGCAAGGCTTCTGGATTGTCTGAGCCATACAGTTGAATACGCCTACCCCAGAAGTCAACTCGCAACTCTGAGATATTGTTAGTACCGCCTAGCGGTGTAGCGTACTTCAAAAGGTAGTCCCATGCCACCCTCTTGGCTTGTCCGTATGTAGGGGCTATATAAGCGTATCTAGGGGCTTCCTTTTGGTTTAGGATAGCATCCTTGATTAGATGGTTAATTGCTGAGACAGTCTTGCCCATACGCCTGTGGGCAACAACAACACCAAAACGCTTACTGTCCATCAAGTCATGGATAGCAAGTTGTTGTTCTCTTGGTCTGTAGGCGATCTCGATTACTTCTGCCATGTAACAATGTGCTGAAGTGGTTGATCTTGATCGCCACTTATTGTTACTGAGGCCATATCAGGCATGGATTTACGCAATAGTATTTCAATTGCTTTCATCCGAGTTGGGCTTAATTCTTCATCTATGCCAAGTGCATGATTTTGCAAAACATTTAGTAATTGACTTACCTGAATTTTTTTGCGTACATCGTCCTGATGTAGTTTGTTTATCGGTCTTCCGACTTGTGCCATTTTGTTTGACTCCTCTAGGGTTGGTCAAGGTTGCTATACAAGAAATGTTGTGAGATAATTGTACTTCAACAATGTCTAAAAGGTTAATATGAAAGTTATTATAGACAAAACTAGTCCATTTGTATTAAATATTGAACTAGATGATGAGGCCATGAAGTTATCTACAGAGGATTTATCAATCCTTTTGGAAGATGCCAAGCGCAATATTGAATCAATGCTACTTAGCCTCTACGAATCAATCGAGTAAACCTTTGCTTCTTTGGTCAGCAAGGTACTTGTAGTAGCGTTCAATCATTGGCTCATCAATAATCTGAGACACTCCTTCTTTACGCTTTTCAAGTGCGCCAAGAATCATGTTTCGGACGTCGCCTTTTTTGCCAGCAAACTCATTGCCTAGCAAACCAAACTTTTCGGCCATCAGGACTTCTACTGGAATGCTTTGGCCAAGAGTTCCCTCATATTGGCCTGTGAAGTCTGTGTTATAAGTTCTATTAACAGATGGGCGCAAGTGCATTCCTTCTGGTGTTGACATAATTACAGTATTGCCAACATAACCTTTAGGAACACCAACTAAAGCAGGATCAGTCAATGCTGCACTTACGTCTTCAGCATTAAATCCAAACTTTTCTTGATTTTCTTTTAAATAAAAACGATCTGTAATGGCTTTACGCAGTTCACCAGCAGTTGAATCAATACCGTCTCCAGAATACATTTGCACTCTGCCTTCTTCAGACATGATTCCTTTAAAGTCTTTGAATGGGTAGCTAACTTTACGTTTTTCACCAACACCTTTAAAAACTTTGAAGTTTCTGATACTGTCATCAAATTCTTTAATTTGTGATGTAGGAAGATTTGCTTTATCGGCAAAATTCATCAATACTTCTACAGGCATTACAGAGAAGTTTTCAGAACCAGAACCCATAGTTACTGGCAAATGTAATATCTCGCCAGTTCCGCCAGCTTCAATATTTTCCATTCGTGCCATTGCATCTCTGTCACGGATACGTTTGGCAATACCTAAATTAGATGCGCCAGCAATGCCTTGTTCAATATGCGCTAAGTCTCTAGCGTAATCTTGTCCGCCATGTGTGATGATTGGATTTGCCAATGCTTCATCAGAAACACCCAAAATTTTGTAGTTTCTGCTTGTGCTATCCCAAGGCATAATCATTACGCTTGAGCCTTGATAGTCTTCTAATTTAAGTGGTGATTTATCTAACAATCCACCCATGAACTCACGTTCAAAACGAGTTCCAACAGTTGGGTCAGGTTTTAGTGGTGTTGATTGACGATAAACTGCACTTTGGCTACCTTGAGCCATTCCTTGAAGTATGTCAGCAGGTAAACCACCACGCTCCATGATCTGAGGTACTACCTTCTCAGCATAACGCTCACCTGCACGACCGACAGCCATAGCAGCTTTATTTGTACCCGATGGTACTGGTGCTAGTGTCATCAATGCGTCAGCAGTCTCAGGCTTTAGCAATGGCACATTGGCACGATTTACATTTGTCAATGCGTTTAGCAGACCAGTAGGACTTTCAGCGTATGCTGCTCGTTCTACTGTCTTAGGGATTCCTGTGCTTTCCAATAAACTAGCCAAACCCTGCATTTGCTGAGTTCGTTGCTTGTCCTTCATGTATCCAAGTAAGCCTTGAATTACATCATTGGATAACCCTGTTAATGGGTTTGCGTAAGGGGTTTCCCTAATAAACTGTGGCATCACTTACCTTTGTAACGACCCATTTGTTTTGCCCCTTCGCTTATTGCGATGGCGACCGCTTGGCGGGGATTCTTAACAACCTTACCACCCTTGCCAGAGTGCAGCTCACCCTTGCCAAACTCGTGCATGACAGTAGCTACTTTTGCTTTACCTGCTTTATTCAGTTTAGTTTTCATAGTTTTACCATTTAACCTTGTTTGCCCAGTACGCCGCACTCAT